ATCCATCGAATGATGGAACGAGAGAGATACATACCAAATATGACTTTTACTCATTTCGTAAGTGGCGACTATTCAGCAGCCACCGATAACTTGGGAATACAATACTGTTTCACTGGATTACTAGAATCCTTGATGGCAGCAAAAGTAGGCCCAGTCTTCAGAAACCTTTTACGCGAGGTTCTTGGGGGACATGATATCCACTACCCGCCAAAGTTTGCAATCGAAAATTTCGAACAAACTAATGGCCAGTTGATGGGTTCTCCTCTCTCGTTTCCCTTCCTTTGCTTAGCAAATTTAATTGCTTATAAGCTATCATTGGAAGATTATACGGGTTTGGAATACCAGTTCCCTCATTTACCTTGCTTGGTTAATGGAGATGATATACTGTTTAGGACTAATCCTGAACATTACGAAATTTGGAAAAATTATGTTAGAGATATTGGATTCACCCTCAGTGTTGGTAAGAATTACATTCATGAGTCGGTCTTTACGATCAATTCACAGATGTTTACTTATCATGATAGGACCTTGAAGTGTCAAGAGGAACAAGATAGACTTAGGGGTTTACACCCTTTGGTCAATGATTGTTTTCCGAGACATAGGTCAATTTCTGAGGTAAAGTACTGCAACTTCGGTTTACTCTCAGGAACCTCAAAATTAGGTGGTTCCCGAGGTGAGGTACGTGAAAAAGCATTGGATCTTTGTGACGCCTACATCAAAAGTGTAGGTGGTGCTTCTGATAAGGCACTCGCTATGAGTCGCTTTATGAAGAGAAACAAAGAAGATATCCAGAAGATAACCATGCGTGGTAGATATAACCTTTTCCTCCCAAGAGAACTCGGGGGTCTAGGTTTTCCTACGTATGATGGTATCACTTTTCACGTTACTCGTTTCCAACGTTTGTTGGCGAAGTTGACTCTTAAGAGTGAAGATCCAAAACCATTATTCGGTTTTAGGACATCCAGTGAAGTCAATATGGTATGTGGGTATGAGAGCAAGAACAAAAAGATCATGATTCGTGGTATAGGTCCTCTACCGGAAAATCTTCGAGAAATCGAGATTCCGGAATTTATTGAAGCAAATTCTGCTTATATTTTGGAGGCTACTACAAAGTGGTTCACCCGGATACCTCAAAAGTATAATCCGGCCAAGTTATTTCCATTCCGTCTCAAGGAGACTGACACTTGTGAGTACCAGAAACTTCGGTTTGTTGAAGTCTGCTACCCTCAAGGACTAGTCTCCGAGGAAAGGATTTACTTGGAAGAGCCATTTATGAATTTTATGATCTAATTGTTAGATATATTATCTTGTTTTGTGTTGTGAAATTATTCGTAAACGATCGTGATGCCTATCTTAGGATCCGTCTTTGGTCTACCTCGTCCTGGAAGGACGTTAAACTTATCCCTGGGGAAAGTCTAGTAAGCTAACCCTTGATATAATTACTACCAAAGAAAACAAAAGAGCGGAGTCGTCTACAGCCCGCCAGAACAAATCTGGACAGAATAATAAACAACAAAACAAACAAAACAAGAAAAGTAACAGTGTAACTGTTCACGCGCCAACCTCTATGAGTACCTCGAAGAGAACTGGGAAACCCAAAATCACCTCCTCTCAAAATGGAGATGGTTCAGTAAGGATAAGGCACAGAGAGTATCTATTCGATCTCACTGGTGCCAACTTGTGGACTGTTCAGTCCATACAAATTAATCCGGGTCTTCAGCTCTTTACTTGGTTGTCTCAATTGGCGACTCTATACGAATCCTATGTGTTTAATAGCTTGTCTTTTGACTTTGAGTCGACAAGCCCTACAACACAAGCTGGAACCGTCATGTTAGGTATTGATTTTGATGCCGCTGACAATCTTCCTGTTTCTAAGCAGGAATTTATGTCGATGCAGGGAGCAGTGAGGACTGCCCCATGGCAAAGAGTTGCGTATAACGCAACAGCTCAAAATCTGAAGAAATTTGGAATTCAGAGGTACGTTAGGTCAGGAGCGTTAGCTCCCAACCTTGACGTTAAAACTTACGACGTTGGTCAGTTCTTGATTGCGGTACAGGGTACTGCAGTCGTTAACCTGGGTGAGATATATGTAACGTATGATATAACTTTACATACTCCTCAAGGTGGACCACTTGTCTCAGAATATAACTCTGCCAATATCTTCTTCAATTCTACCGTATCTGCCGCTCAACCCTTCGGTTTGAGTGCGCAGATCAAAGGCGGTTTACCCTGTGCTTACAGGGATGGGAATACTTTCAAAATCACTAAGCCAGGTCAGTATCTTGTCAACTTTAGGGTTGATGGAACTAACATTGATGATAATGAAACAATAACACTTAATGTACCTTTAGGCAATGCCTATGGTGAAATATCGCTTATTCAGCAACTTTTCTCCAATGCAGCGCTAACACAAGGTGCATTCGCGTACCGTATGAATGTGAAGTCTCCGGACTTCTACTTCTTATTCACTGTGAGCAGTGCTACAGTGACTTCTACGGTGCTACGAATAAGTGCTTATCAGTATTCCCTTGATTAAGAGATTCGGTGAACAGTTTGATATATATATGATTTATATTGGAAAATAAACTTAGTAAGGCTTGTTGAACACTTGACGAACC